TGCTGATCAAGTCGTACCTGCATCGCAAGCTCGAGGCCGAGCTCTTTCATTTTCCTGAAGCAGAAGAGTTTAAGAGCGAAGTGGCTGGTCATGGATATGGCATTCGTTTCTTCATTCCGGATGGCAATCGCTCGATCCGCATCAATTGGTCGGCGGCCAACTCGATCGGCCTGACCGGAGTCGAGTCCGCGGACGTCTGGTTGGATTCCAAGACGCCGTATCACATCAAGTTCGACTCGAATCTTTCTTTGGCACAGACTCTTCCGATCATCGCCGACGTGCTGACCGGTGACACCAAGTCCGGTCACTTTCTCACTCCTCCGACCAAGGTGGATCTGAACGAGTCGCTGGACATGAAAGTCGCTTCTGGCCTGATCCTCGAGTCCGTTCATCCCGAGACGGCCTATGACGGCATCGTGGCCATGATCAAGGACAATAACTTGAAGAAGTATGGTCCCGGATCGATCTACGATCAGTATCGTAAGACCGGTGAGCTTATCTTTGCGGCTTTGATCAAGGAATTTCCCAATCTGATCGTCAAGAAGGGGCAGTCATTTGCATGGGCAGGAACGGCCGAAGACATGCGTGAATTGATCATTGCCAAGTCCAAAGTCTTGGCCGGAATCGGATGCACCGGTGCCTCCGTATCGCGAGGATCTTCCGATGAGCAATACTCCACGGATTCCAAGACCGAGAAGCTGATCGAGCGCTTACCATATAAGACTCAGCTTTCCGATCTGCGCCATTTGATCAAAATGACGATCGGAGGTTCGTCGAATGCTCTCTTCATTGCCGGTCGTGGTGGCGTTGGTAAGACTCATACGGTCGAGGAAGTGCTGCATGAACTCGGCCTCAAGGACGGCGACGGTTATTTCAAGAACACGGGTACGGCTTCTCCTGCCGGTCTGTACACTCTGCTCTTTCGCTACAAGGATGGCGTGATTCTCTTCGATGATTCCGATGACGCGCTGAAGGATCAGGAAGCGCGCAACATTCTGAAGGCGGCGACTGATACCAAGAAGATTCGTAAGTTGGTGTGGAATAAACGCGGATCAAATGTTGTCGATCCGGACGACGACCGTTCGGACGAAGAGATTCTGGATGCCGGTGAGATTCCTCGATACTTCGAGTTCACGGGCAAGGTCATCTTCATCTCGAACCTGAACATGGACAAGCTCGATCCAGACGGAGCAATCAGAACAAGAGCTTTTTTGGTGGATATCAATCCCAGTGATGAAGAGGTTTTCGAGTTCATGGAACAGATCTCTGATAAAATTCCGCTTCAGTCCGGTCTTTCATTGTCTCATGAAGAACGTCTCAGAGTGATCAAGGTGCTTAAAGAAGGTAAGTCTAAGCAGACGGCCAACCTTCGTAAGCTTCAGCGTGGATTGAATATGTATGCTGCAGGCGGTGCTAATCTGAAAGATGATGAACTAGTACGTCTTATTTCGACTTACGCCGCTTGGACATTCTTTATTGGCTTGGCTGCCCTGCAGTTTTTATTTTATTAGCCTGTCGCTTACGATTCCCTTCACTGATGGCTTTTCTATGAGCCTCAGTGAGGGGAGCTCGTTTAACGCCTCTATGTGATTCCGACATCTTACGCTTGGTTTCATCTGAATGTAATGTTCCCAATTTAGCCTGCCGATTCTTTTCATTTTGCTCAGGCGTTCTCTTAATACCGCGAATCTTTTTCGTTCTTTTCTCAATCCATTCAGGAGATTGTTTTTTGCCTTTAGCGGCCTTTGAAAGTTTATTTCGAGCCTGAAGAGAGGTGATTCTGCCGGTCTGTGTATATTCAGGATGGCCATTTGTTTTATTAAAGAATGATAGATTATGCATGGCATCAATGCGACTTAGAAAAGATATTTCATGATTAAATGCATCTTGATAAGTATCAAATAGTCGAATTCGTCGAATAATAAAACTGTCAATTCCTTCTGTTTTAAGAATGTATTTGATTGATCCAGATGAGGTCATATATCCATCATTCGTCATAAACGTTCCAAGATCAGGCTTTTTGCCTTTATAACCGGCATAAAGTTTGCCTGATACGCGATGTTGAATGACATAAAAGAATGGGAGTTTGGGAAGTGAACATAAAAGTTCACGGGAGGGATATCGATAAATATGCATGCTGTGGTTGCTATGTTAATTGTTAAACTGCAGAGCTGGCAGGTAGTTGCATACCGTGGCCAGCATCTTTTATTTATGCAAATCTCAATTTCAAATGATTTGCAGGATCGATCCGTTTCATTCAATTAGATCTCTCCAAGCCCTTGAAAAGACATCTTTGACACAATTAGAACGCAAAAATGATTATTTTCACACAATTAGATCGTAAACTCATGCAAGTAGAGATTCTCCTGCACTTTTTTGTTTACAATTCAGGTCTTCATGATAGAATTATCTCAGAATGAAAACAACCTCAACAAATTCAAAATTCACACCAATAAGCACTGAAAATAAAGACATTCCATCCGTGAAATACCTCGTCACCACTCCGATCGAGGTCTCGATACATCGTGTCGATGAGAATCCGATCTTTGGTCGTTCCGTGACAAAGATTCGTATTCAGGATGAGGCAGGCGGACCGTTCATCGTTCTGACTCAGTGTTTCGAAGACTCCGAGGGAAAGTTGAGCTTTGACCTCGATGAGCTTGAGCAGGTTTTGATTCAGGCTCGCAAGCTGATTGCCGCATATCCAAGCGATAAGTAATACTATGGCACGAATATATTTTGAGCAGCCATTCTCAGAGCAGAAAGCTGAACTGATCGCATCCTTGATTCAATATACACTGAATCACCTGGCATCCGATCAGACTCATAGGACGATCATCAATGTGATCGCCGAACGAGGTCTGATGAAGCGCGAAGGCCTATGTGCGGATGTGACTCCAGACAATTTGGTCGGTCATGGTGAGTATACGATTCGAGTGGATCCATCCGTTGATACAAGGCTGAGTCTATTATCAATTGCTCATGAGACGGTTCACATCAAGCAGTTTGTGATTGGAGAACACATGCGAAATCAAGATCCTGCGGAAAACTACTGGGACGATCCGCTCGAGATCGAAGCCTATGGACGAGAGCTCGGGCTGTTTGTTCGTTGGGCCGCCGCAAATGGACATACCAAGAAGTCCTGGGCTCAGGGACTATTCAATTCTTAATTATATGATGAAATACAAACTCACTCCTGAAGACAAGAAGCAGATTCTCGACATGATCGAGCAGGTCGACAAGATACTCGCGATGTTCAAGGAAGGACGAGACGAATCCAAGACTCCGGAACTGAAGAAGCGATGGACCGAACGCATCGACGCGATGCTCGATGAGCGCCTGTTTGTTCGTTGGGCCGCCGCAAATGGACATACCAAGAAGTCCTGGGCTCAGGGACTATTCAATTACGTCCGAGGCCGCGAGCTATGAGGTTAAGATCTACATTGCCGGAGACATCACTATGATCAAGCACTTCTGTCAGCATCATTGTGCTGAGGGTGCATGTGTCACGGTCACGCCGACCGAGTACGTCTATACCGGAGGTCGAGAAGCCGGAGCCATCATTGGCCTGATCAACTATCCGCGATTTCCAAAGACTTCAGCGGACATCGACAGCGAGGCCGAGAAGTTGGCCAAAGATCTGATGCATGCTCTGGTTCAAAGGTCATGCACCATCGTCACGCCAGAAAGCTCGTTCTTTTTGCAGAATCCTCAACTAATCAATGTTGGCCGCTAACGCATCGGTAACTCAGTTGGTAGAGTCGCACACTTCCAATGTGCTGGTCGTGGGTTCGAATCCCATCCGATGCTCCAATTTACAATGAAAGATCGCCCTCAATACAAATACTGCTTCATCGACGTCGAGACCAATGGCATCGATCGAAAGACACACAACATCCATCAACTGTCCGCCATCATCACGGACTCGAATCTCAATGAGCTCGAGAAGATCGATCTGAAGTTCTGTCCGTTCATTGTCTTAGCCTCCGATCCAGAAGCCCTGAAGCTCGGCAAGGTTACTCTCGATGAACTCATGGCCAGGCCGATGTCGGCCACGCAGGCTTATGGCCTATTCGTCGAGTTCCTGAGTCGTCACTGTGATAAGTTCGACAAGGCCGATAAGATGCACTTTGTCGGATATAACGCACAGTTCGATGCGGACTTCGTTCGCGAGTTCTTTCGCAAGAACAACGACGAGTTCTTTGGCTCGTGGTTCTGGGTTCCGGCTCTCTGTGTCATGCAAGCCGCGGCATGGTATGTTCAGTCGATTCGCGGGGCGCTGCCCAATTTTAAGCTGAATACGGTATGCAAGTGCGCGGAACTTGGATGGGACGACTCTCAGGCACATGATGCCTCGTACGACATTCGTAAGACCATCGAACTGTATCGATACCTTCGAGACTTGATTCCGATTGCATGAAGGCACTTGTACGATTCATTCTGGCCTGTATCATGATTTCGATCATCGCGATCGTTTGGTTTCCACTCGCTTTCATGGCCTGGAAGATCATCACATATACGACTCGAAATGAACCACAGGATAATCATCAATCAGACTAATCTATGAAAAATAACATATCATATAATGACATCGAGCTCGATCAGACCGACATTCCTCCGGGACAGATTCGCCGTCGAATCGGAGACGTGTTTAACTATGCCAAGCGGGAATATGTCGTTGAATCCGTATCTGCTTCTCGCGCCGTAGCACGGTGTCTGGCCAAGAGTAAGGCTCCAATCATTAAGAAGCTCAAGGGTATAGATTCAGAAAATACGCTCGATGAGGCTCATGAGACTATTCCAAATATGATCTCGATATCCACCTGCTGCGATCGTCAGGACGTGATTCGTCGCATCGAGAATTATCAATCACCGTCACATCCTTCATCTGCCCCTTGTAAATAAGGACATGCCATCCGCGAAGACTCATGGCCTGCTCTTTCAGCAGGCCTCACTCGACAAGTCATACAAGCTCAACGATCCGTCTTCCATGGAACGCGGCATCACGGCGTTCATGACTTACTTTAATTCTGAGCTCTTTCGCATCGGTGAGCCGATCACGCTAACCATCGCCAACACACCAATTAAGCTCAAGGACATCTATGGCGTCAATCGAGTCTTCAATCATCCTCTCATAGATCTTGATCGCCAGACTCGATCGAAGGCGGATCTGGCCTTCGTTTCTCTGATCAATGGCAAGTTTCAGGAGACGTGCTACTTCTGTCTGGATTGGGTGACAAATCCCTCTCAGATCGACTTCTACTCGGGCCTGTCATTCCATGCCGATGGAGGACGGATCGGCAACATCTCCAAGGATTCAGAGGTCGCGGCATTTTTGCGCCAAGTGGCCAGTCGTTTAATCGACATCACGGAAGGTCAGAAGAGCTTCTTTCTACCTGTAAAGGATCGCAAGCTAGCCGGACGAGCCGTATTTGGTCCATTGTACAAGAGGGATACGAAGAAGAGCAAGGACAATATTGAGTTTCGAAGTGAGGGAAAGGTGTTTCGACTGTCTAAGACCGGAGAGTCTTACACTCTTCGAGCTTCCGTGGGATTCAGGCTTAATGATCGAGATCTGAATATGTACCTGAATGATCAGCAGAGGCGTGTGGTTCTATCGGCGGAAGCGATGCCTTCGGCTCGATTCAAGGTGGATGGTAAGGAGTATAAGGGAGTTCGAGTGACTCTGAAGCCTCGAGCGGCCATGAATTCCAAGGCCACGGAACTTCCGGCTTCGATCAAGAAACAAGGAATCTAATAAATAGAAGAACATGAAGAAGACGCTCAATGAATTTCGCGGCCATTGCCTCAAATCGATCGATCCCGAAACGTATGGGCTTGACATAGCATTCATCAATCGTGCGGAGGTCATCATCAACGAGGCCACTTCTGAGAAGTCTGACGTCGACAAACTAGATAAAGAATTCCTCAATCGCGCCGAACACGTGACTCAACTCAATCTAACCGGCACGGACTTTCAGACTCTGAAGAACAAGCGTGAGATTCAATACCTCTTCTGCAAGTACTACTTTCCAAAGTTCCATATATCTAAGACTTTAAAGAGCAAGACGATTAAGAAGGAAGAGTTCAATCACGCATTGGCTGAACTGAAAAACTCCGAGCTCGAAAGCGGCAAATCATTTGCAAGACTATATAACTATGGAGTCAAGGGAATCGGTCCCGGTGAAGTCTTGTTCTTCTTCATGTATGACTACGCGACTTTAGGTGGCGGATCTTCGGGTGGAAAAGACATCATGCTTCCGGAAGCCGAGTATGAACTCAAGGCCGTGAAGGTTAAGAAGTCCGGACATGCTTATGACTTTAAGCTCGGAGGTACTTTCTCGACCATCGAAGTCGAGCGCGCATTGATCGATCTGGCCAATCGCGGTGGATTTGAAGTCACTTCCGAGATTCCTGGATCAATCATCGCTGAGCTGAAAGCTAAGTTTCCCAAAGAGTTTCAGAAGATCGAGGAGAAGTTTGGAAAGATCGCTTACGATCATTACTTCAAGAATCACGAGGTCGTGTTCCTTCACAACGTTGAAAACTATCCGAAGATGGGAACGATCGTGGCCGTTAAATCCGTGAAGGCCACGGACGTCTCGATCGAGCGATACACTTCCAAGACTATCAAGCCGCTAGTAAAGATTGAAGCTTCTGACTCAGCCGAATGATGATATGATGACTTTCAAGCAATTCATTCTCGAAGGTTCTGGACATCTAACTCATGTGGAGGATCAGGTCCTCTATGGTGGTATCGAGGGCGCCAAGTCGGCCATTCAGGCTCTTCGTGCGGTTCGTGACTCTCTGACCGGAAAAGGAGCCACGGCTTCCGTCACGGTCAAGTGGGATGGCGCGCCGGCAATTTTCTGTGGTACCGATCCAGCCGATGGTAAGTTCTTCGTGGCCAAGAAGTCGATCTTCAATAAAGTTCCAGAGGTGTATAAGACTCCACAGGACATCGACGATCACATCGAGGCCGGAGATCTCAATAACAAGATGAAGGTCGCTCTGATCGAGTTCTCCAAGCTTGGCATTCGAGGAATCATTCAAGGAGATTTGCTCTTCACGTCCGACACTCTGAAGCGTCAGAAGATTCAAGGTCGAGACTACGTCACCTTTCATCCAAACACGATCGTTTACGCGGTTCCACTCGATTCATCGGAAGCCAAGGCTATCATGGCCGCCAAGATCGGCGTGGTGTTTCATACGTCATATACCGGTAAGCTGAGTGCACTCCATGCTTCTCCGGGAGTAGACACCAAATCGTTTAAGCGAATTCCTTCGATCTGGTGGCGCACGGCGGATCTCAAGGGTATCGGCACGGAGAAGGTATCATCCACCGCAGACCTCGGTAAAGTCGATGCGACTCTCAAGGAAGCCGAGGCCACTCTCAAGTCCATTCCGTCCTCGATTCTAAAAGCCTTGCAATCCAATCCTGATCTGGCTCAGACCATCGAGACCTTTGCTAATTCGAAGGTTCGTGCGGGCCGAGAGATCGATGATCCACAGAAGCATGCCACGGAGCTCGTGGCCTGGATGAACGCTCGCTTCGATCGGGAAGTGGCTTCGAAGAAGACCGAGAAGGGTAAGCAGGCCGTCGATGCACGACGTCAGATCACGTTCGACTTCTTCTCCAGAGAGAATCTGTCAAACATCGTCAAGGCATTCAAGCTTCAGGCTCAACTGGTGGGAGCCAAGAAGGAATTGATTGCTCAGCTAAATCGTCTTGGAGGAATCTCGACGTTTCTGAAGACCAAGGATGGATACGAACGAACCGGACAGGAAGGCTACGTGGTCGGAACCAAGGCCGGAACCGTCAAGCTGGTCGATCGACTGGAGTTCTCCAAAGCTAACTTCAGTCCAGACGTGGTTAAAGGCTGGCAACGTTGAATTCGTATAAATAACGAAATAGACATGGCTCAAGACTCATCCAAAGTCAACTTCAAGGATCTCACATCGGTAGACTACACCGGTGAGTATCTGAACGATGACGGCCTCTTGAACTATCAGTACGTCAAGCGTCGGCGTGGACTTCGTGAGCAAGGCCTGCCGTATCGACGGGCCAACCCGCGACGCCTCGTTGAGCGTGCCGAGAGACGAGCTCGACGGCCCTATCTGAAGCTATCGTAAATCTTACTACATCATGGGAAACTTAAAATCATTTCGACAGTTTGTCGAGGCCACGGTCAAGGAGATCACGGTCACGTTTGGACGTTTCAATCCTCCAACTGTAGGTCATGAAAAGCTAATTGACGCGGTGGCTTCTGAAGCGGCTGGTGGAACCTATAAGATCTACGCTTCTCAATCTACAGATCCAACAAAGAATCCTCTTCACTACTCCGAGAAGGTCAAGGTGATGCGGCAGATGTTTCCCAAGCATGCTCGAAATATCATTGAAGATAAGTCTATCAAGACATTCTTCGATGTGGCTTGCAAGGCTTATCAGGATGGCTTCACTCGCTTTGTTTTGGTGGTTGGTCAGGATCGAGTCACGGAATTCTCGAAGCTTCTGCAGAAGTACGAGGGCCAGAAACTCAAGAATGATGGATACTACGACTTTCCAGGCGGCATTGAGGTGGTCTCGGCCGGTCATCGTGATCCGGATTCCGATGATGAAGTGGAAGGCATGTCGGCCTCCAAGATGCGTCAGGCGGTTCGTGACAACGACCTTCGCTCATTCTCCAAGGGTTTGCCACACGGATTCGAGGATGCGATCGGACTCTTCAATCTTCTTCGTAAGCGCATGGGCCTGAAGGAATCTGCCACTTTTCGCGAAGACGTTCAGTTCAGTCCGCTGTCCACGATTCGCGAATCATATGTTCGTGGCGAGGTCTTCAATGTTGGCGACTCGATTCGTCTGAAAGGCGGAGAAGTCGTTCAGATCGTCAAGCGTGGTCCTAACTTTCTGGTCACGGAAGGAAACAAGAAACACTGGCTCTCGGACGTCGAGCCAATGAATAAATAAAGATTTTACTTCAATGAATCTAACAGAATCCATCAAAAACGTAATGATCGAGGGTACTCTCAAGTGGGAGACCTCGAGGGAGGATACCGGAGCACAGGAAGCAAAGCTTCAGGACGGATCTAAGTTTACACTGAAGAACGTGGCCGGCAATCTGATCGTGTCGTTTGTTCCGTCCGGTGGCACCAAGGGCAATCAGATCTTCAAGACTCCGACCGGTCAGCCTCTGGCTTTCATGAAGGCCAAGCAGGCCGCCGAGAACTTCATCGGTGCTCAAGGCAAGAATCCGAATCAATCGTCGGCCAATGAGTCGGAAAGCGAAGTCAAAGAGGGTGCTAAGACGGTTCTAGAATGGAAACCCGTCGATGCTATTCCTGGTCAGGAAGAGGCTAGCACGGATCAGGGCCGCTACATCCTGTTTCAGCATGGATTGTTCTGGTGTGTCAACTTCTCTCCAAAGGGAAAGGAGCGCGGCGTCGCTAAGCAGATCGGAAAGGTCAATGCTCAATCTTCGAACGCGATCGCGAAAGCCAAGCAGATCGCTCAGAGCCATGCAAATGGTGAGAACGAGGAGCTCTCCCATGATCGTGACTGGGGCACCAAGACGCTGACTCAGCAGAACAAAGAAGTCACGCCGGGACAGACGAACGAACAGCTCATTCCGATCAAGGATCTAATCAAGAAAGAGAGTCTCGAGAAAGCCTGCTGGAAAGGCTATAAGGCCATCGGCACCAAGGAGAAGGATGGCAAGACGGTTCCGAATTGTGTGCCAGAAGCTATCGGCCAATCAGGCATGGATGTCAATACTCTGGCCACAATGGTCACGCTGAAGCCTTCCGATAAGCTTACGGTCAAGTACGGTTCCGTTTTGGTCAATGATCGTCCGTTCGAGATGACGGATCCGGATGAGTCTCAGGACTGGCCGAAGTCCGTGACTCCTGAAGGAAAGCTGATCACCTGGTTCAAGGGTCGTCAGTCTCAGGCCAATGAGTGGTCACCCGAGGAGATCACTGGATACTACACGGACGAGCTGATGAAGACTGAGTCCACACAGGTTTCTGAGAAGCACGTGCGAATGATTCAACTCATCGCTGAGGAATCGAATCGCACTCTGATCGAGAAGTTTCTGGCCGAGAACACCATCATTGGTCACGAAACGGAACTTTCGGCCATTCGTGCGGACTTCAAACGTTTCAAGAAGCTTCACTCTCATAAATAAGAAAACATGAAATCACTGAAACAGATTCGTACGGCTCTTGTCGAGGCGGCGTCACATGAAGACACGGAAGCTCACTTCGTGGCTCCGACTAAGGCACAGTCTTCTATTTCGGCCGATCGTGGTTCCAATGAACAGGCACATGATCTGGCCACGGATGAATATGAAGTCGAAAAATCCATTAAAACGATTCGTATTCCAGAATCCTTAAATGCCGAGAAGGATCCGGTTGAAAAATGGATCACCGACTACACCAAGTCGACGGATCCTCGATTCAAGGGAATGGATAAGTCATCTCGAATCAAGATGGCGCTGTCGGACTTTGGAGCCGCGCAGAAGGCCACGGGCAAGAAGCCAGTCCAGGAGAGTCATCTGGATGGTGGACACGAAGCCGAGGAGATCTCGATGACGCGTAATGAGCTCGACGAGATCGCCGACATGGCCGATGACCTCTTCAATGTGCTTCCAAACTTCGATGAGTGTCCGGCCTGGATTCAACACAAGATCGCCGGCATTCACGCCTCGATTCACGGAATCTACGACTACTATCGTCGTAAGTCCACGGAACGTCAGGAAGCCGCCTATGCGTGTGATTCCGGCACGGAACCCGATGCGATTCGTATCGCCGTAGCTTCTCCTGTCAATCCGGTGCCTACGGAGCTGCCGGTTCCTCCGGCCAAGATGTAACTTTCCATGAACGATTTCCTTCCAGTTTCGACGTTTTGCGAGTTCCTGGACATTCAGGAAGCCGAATATGATGGCCGCAAGGTCGAGCTGAATAAGCCTTTTCGTACTCCCGGCGGTCCCAAGAAGTTCGCTGTGTACGTGAAGAACGAGAAGGGCAACGTCATCAAGCTCGGATTCGGAGATCCGAACATGGAGATTAAGCGGGACGATCCGGCACGTCGTCGTAACTACCGAGCTCGTCATCACTGCGAGGATCCGGGGCCTAAATGGAAAGCGAACTACTGGAGTTGCCGCACATGGACCAGTACGCCAGTCTCAAAAATAGTAAAATGATATGTCTCAAGAAGGAACAAGCACGCGCCTAGAGCGCATGGAAGAGAAGATTGATAAGTTGTCGGAAGCCATCGTGGCTCTCGCGCGAGTCGAAGAGAAGATCTCGAACCTCGAGCAGACAAACGGTGTACTGATGAAACAGCTCATCTCGATCGAGGAACGAACCACACGAAACGAAAAGTCGATCAATGACATTCGCATCGATCAGGCCAAAGATGGAAATACTCTTCAGGGCCTTCGTAAGTTCTTTTGGATCTTTGTATCTTCCATATTAGCCGCTGGCTTTCTGGTCTGGTTCACAAATGTGTGGCAACATGCACCGATTGCAAAGTAAAAAACCTATAAATAGAAAACACAACCTTTCAATTCCATGATCAAAGACAAAATTACTCAGGCCATTGCCGAAGCGGCCATGGGCATCATCTCCGAAACCTGGCCCGATGCCGCATCGACATCCATCTACGTCGATAAGGCAGATACCACTCCTATCTCCAATGTCGAGACTCCGGAGTCTCATACCATGACGGATGAGGCCACTACGCTTAAGGTTGGCTCACGTGTCAAGGTCGTCTCTGGATCTGGCCTTGATTCTGGTAAAGAAGGTGTGATCGTTGATCGCTCAAACGTTAAGACTGACGGCCGCGGAGTTCCTATGAATCTTAGTGGTAACTATAAACCTATTGATTGGTCGAAGGAAGTTCTAATCAAGCAGGATGACGGCAAAATGTTTTCGATGTTTAAGAATCGTGTCGTTCCTATTGAAGAGTCCATTGAGATTTCCGAAGAGGAGATCACTGAAGCTCTGAAGGCCTCTCAGCCCGCCTCCGAATGGATTCATGACTTTGTGAACTCCAATGACGCCAAGTTCAAGGGTAAGACCAAAGCCGAGCGCATCAACATGGCTCTGGGTGCCTACTATGCCGCTCAACGTTCCGTGAAGGAAGGTGTTGAGGAACCTCGTGCGGAAGGCGAGAAGCGCTTCAAGGCCGCTCATGTGATCAACAGAGTTCACGACGTGAATCAGGATAAGCAGACTGGTACGGAATCCATGGATTCTAAGTCGAAGCCTGCTCTTCCGATGGGCACAAGTCCGACCAAACCCGAGCATTACGACGAGATGGAACAGGTCGAGCAGGATGTCAAGGACATCAAGAGTTCAATCTCCAAGCAAGCCAAGGCTCCCGAAGCCAAAAGCACCAAGCAAGCCGGCGCCGAATCCGCCGAGTCCTTGAAGGATACGACCAAAGGCGGTACACAGAATGCCGCGGCTCCCAAGGCGACTGGCTCCAAGCAATCTGGCACTGAATCGGCCGAGAAAGTCAAAGACACGGCTCCCTCTGGTAAGTTGAATGCGGAGGCTCCCAAGGCCACCGGAACCACTCATAAGGGTGCGGAATCCATGCCCAAGGGACTCACTGGTCCTAGCCTGAAGGAATCGGCTATTGTAATTCTTCTGGGCGAAGACGCCGTCAACGCTTCTAAGCATGTCAAACATGCCAAGGCCACCAAACCGGTGGCTGACAAGATCAAGAAGGTTCTGAGCAAGGGAACTTCGAAGTATCACGAGACCGTCAAGGAAGAGACTCTGACGGAATGCGAGATGTCGGACTTCGATAAGCGCTATGCCAAGGATCACGAGAAGGAGCTCAAGCAGATCCTCTCCGGTCAAGGTACGGATGGCATCGACTCTCGTCTGCAACCCGAGCTTCAGAAGTTCATTACCTCGTACGGCGACGGCCTCAAGAAGTACCTGGGCATTCAGGTCGAAGAAGACTCCAAGGGTCTGAAGGAAACGGCGCTGGCCACTCTGCTCGGCGAAGACGCCCTCGAAGAGGGATTGTTCGACAACATCAAGGCGCTCGGCTCGAACGTCGCTGGTGCCGTCAAGTCCAAAGTCGCTGCGGTCGGTCAGAAGATTGGAGACGAGATCGAAAAAGCCAGAAAGCAAGGCAATGCGGCGGAACTCGCGAGGCTTCAAGCTCGTGCCAATCAGCTTAAGTTAAACCTTCCTGCTGATCATACCGATGCTCCTGCTACAGTCGCTGCTCCTACTTCGGCTCCTGCAGGTGCATCTGTATCACTATATAAATCCAATCCTAAAGCCTTTGTTGCTCAGACAACTAAAGCTATGGCGGATAAAACAACGAGTGATCAAGAACTTTTAGGTTATCTAAAAAACTGGCAGGCCAATCCTACTCAAGGTGCAGCTCCTTTGATTTTGCCAATAATTCAAGCCGAGATTAAGAAACGTGGTTTAAAAGTCGGGGCTCCTGTTACTGGAGCAGCTCCTGCTGCCGCTAAGCCCGCCTCTGGTGCGGCCGCTGTAGCACAGAAAGCCGCTCAAGCTAAACTCACTAAGATGTCCACTCCTCAGTTGCAAGCTTCTCTGGCTCGCATTCAAGGTCTTCTGAAACAACGTGGTGTGACTGAAGAGGTTTCTTTCGATGAAGCCTTTGAGTTCCTCGGCGAATCATTGATCAATGAAGCGATGACCAACTTCGATAAGCAGTTCGCGGATGACAATGAGAAGGCTCTGAAGCAGATCCTCTCCGGTCGAGGTACGGACGGCATCGACTCTCGTCTGCAACCCGAGCTTCAGAAGTTCATTACCTCTTACGGCGACGGCCTCAAGAAGTACCTGGGCATTCAGGTCGAAGAAGACTCCAAGGGCTGGGACGGCACGGCGGAAGTGAGTGCCAAGCATGCCGAGAATACCAACGGTGCCGTGAAAGAGTCTGCGGAAGTCGAGACGGATCAGGGAGACACGACGGTTCCACAGAACGCGCTCGTTGACGCTCTGAAGGACCTCGCGGAAGTCATCGAACGCTGCGAGGGCGTGGTTCCTCGTCACGCGGACTTCAAGAACACTCACCTTTTCATGAAGGTTCAGAAGGCTCACACGCTTCTGGCCGACGTGTGTGAGGAGCTCGAGAACATCGAAGGTTAATCCACTCAGCAGATGTCTTCCTTTCATCAGACCATAAAGAACGCTCTTCTCAGTGAAGGTGGCCATGCCGGCTCCGAAGCCTTCGACGAGTTCGATCAGTTCTACATGTCCAATAACTTCGAGGCTCTTCATGAGATTCGAAAGATGATTGAAGATGGCATCGACGCTGACAAGATTCCAGAAAAGCTGGAGATGAATCTGGAGCTCTCGGAGCTTCGTTCCAAGGAACTGGTCACGTTCTATCAGTTGCATAAGGATCAGCTGAACAAACGTCTCTCCGAGTCACTGGTGTGTGAAGGACGCGGCTATGGCGGTTGGCTCTCTCCTTCTGGTGTCGAGACGCCGGTATCCGGTCGCATGGATCATGGTCCAGTAGCCGAGAAGATCCTTGGTGACGAGTGGGAAGAGCGTCGAGGACAGGGCTTGGAAGCCGCCGAGATCCTCGGCAAGCGCGGGTACGCCCGTCTGGTTCATCAGCCAAATCAGACACTGGTTGACATGGATACCAATTCTCGAATAACTTCACGTCAACTCTCGTATCTGAAGAATCTGGGAATCGAAAACAATGTCGACATCTTTCTGGATGTTGGACAACACGGCCGATACATCTACAAGGCCGGAGAATAAATAGAATCATATGCGCGCACTTAATCTTGTTGGCTCCGAAGTATCACTTTCAACCTCCACGGGTTCAACCTTGAACTTCGCTCTCGTCGTTCGTCTAATCTCTCAGCTTTCTGGCAACGCTTCCACTCAGGCCGTCGTGATTCGTCAGGATCGTCAGGGCAATACCATTGGATCCTGTACGGTGAATTCTAATGAAGCGACGTACCTGTTCAAGGATGCTAGCGACATGCTTCTGTCGAGTGGATCCAGTACGGTCTACGCGGCGCCGATCACATTCATGTACTGATCTCGGCAACGAGTATAAGTACTTTTGTCATGATTAAGCTGTTTGATGAACTGAACGAGAAGAATTTTGAATCGTACGCCGTGAGGCACTACAACAATCCGCAGTGTCTCTCGATCGAAGAGTTTCATGAGGATCTGGCCAGATTCAAGTACGTGAAGCGATTGCTCAGACGGTACATCGAGACCGGAGAGATCAAGGAAAGGCTCGTACTGAATCATCTGATCACTCTGTACAACGTCTTTCCGATCGCGGCGGCCAATCACATGATGTTCTATCGCATAGAACGTGAGTTGTGGCCGGCACTGAAAGCCTTTTTGTTATTCCTTGACTATCTGCCAGAGGGCATGATGAACAGTGTCACGATCGATCTGATGGTGGCCAAACGACTGCAAGAAGTATGAAGAATCTCAGAGACATATTTCCAATCTCGGAAGACATGGGAGTTGGAGCCATCGGTGGTGGTGGAGGCGGTCAGATGACCACTCAGGCCGTGCAATCCTTCGATCCCGTCATGGCCGCCAAGCCTCTTCGACGCAAGAAACTCAAACGTATAAATAAGATCAAATGAAATCTCTCAATGAATCGATCAAAGGCATCCTGAAGAACAACATTCTGGCCGCCAAGACTCCCGAACAAATGCGGAGTCACTCGTACTTTCGTCCGGCCGTGAACGAAGAGGACGCGGCCGCCGAGGCGCCTGCTTCCGAAGAGCCGGCCGATACCGACGTCGCTCCAGAAGCCGAGGAACCCGAGATTGAAACTCCGGCTCCCAAGAAGTCCGGCGAGAAGCCAAAGTACGCCGCGCAATGCAACAAGGATGGCGAGGAAGCCGTCGTTCTTCTCTCCAAGGATGAGCTCGAGCAGCTCATTCACGAGAATGGAACCAAATGCATCGTCAAGCTGTACGAGCTCGGCAAGGAAGCCAAGGTTCCCACGGTTAAAGTCAAGGTTTAAGTATTTCTCACATGAAACTCCACGAATCCGCCAAGCAGGTTCTTCTCGAAAATTCTGAAGAAGGCGCTACGGTCATCACCTTTACTGGACTCGGTACTGGTCGTTCTGCAATGGCTCCATCTAAAGGAGATGAACGCATCGAGATTGTTTGGAATTCGAAAGTTGAAGATCAGATCAAAAAACTTACGGATCCTTACTGGGGATGGAAAGTCACTTCTCAGAGATCGGCAACCAAGCAAGAGATTGAAGATAAGAAAAAGAGTGATGAGAAGCATGGGAACTACATGTATCATGCCACCGGACCTCGTAAAGGTTCAAATTATCGTGGAGACTGATCGTAAATAATCATTTCGTAAGATTGCACGAACTAATCTTCGTGCAATTTTTTCGTGTACTCTCGAGACGTGACATGATATAAATGATGATACCTTAATGAACTTAATCGAATCTTCGCGTAATGTGCTCCTCGAGGGAGCGACACCCAAATATGGTTGCCTGATGGCTATGGTGCCAAACGATCAGAAGCAAGACTTCCTGAACGTGGCGCGGAACATCGTTTCCGAAAAAGACCTACACGAGAACGGATATGAGGAAGAACCTCACGTCACGGTACTCTATGGCTTTCATTTGGACTTCGACTCGAATAAACTGAAACGCCTCTGCTCCGAAGTGCTTCCCATTCAGTTCACGATCGGCAAGCTGTCGAAGTTTGAATGTCCGGAATACGACGTGATCAAGTTCGATGTGAATTCTTCAAGCTTAATCGATCTCAATCATGACATCGCTCGGCACTACGCGCGCTCGATCACTGCCTCGAAGTATGATTATCATCCTCACCTGACGGTCGCCTACGTCAAGAAGGGTGCTCCATTCAATGCCGAAGCGGCCATAGAAGGACTTAGGCCATTGATCGGTCGAACGCTTCGTGTGAATTCTCTCCTCTATAGTCTTCCCGAGAAGCAAGGTCGCGTCACCATCGATTGACATAAGTTCGTTCATGTAATTTTTTTGTGTACTCTCGAGACGTGACATGATATAAATTGTATCACGCACTATGTCAATCTTCGATGAACAAATCTCCAGAAAACCCGATCACTATCCATGGACTTCCGAATTCATAGATTCCATGCATCATGGATTCTGGACCGATAAAGAATTCAACTTTCAATCCGACATACAGGACTTCAAGGTCAATCTGAATGATCGCGAGAGGGACATGATTACTCGATCGCTTTCGGCGATCGCACAGATCGAGGTGACCGTGAAGACGTTCTGGGCCAAGGTTGGTGAGAATCTTCCACATCCATCGATCACGGATCTTGGATACGTGATGGCCAACGTCGAGGTGATTCATAACAATGCATATGAACGCCTGCTCAAGGTCCTTGACATGGAGCACATCTTCGAGGAGAATCTCAAGCTCGACGTGATTCAGAATCGAGTCAAATACCTGCGTAAGTACCTCAAGAAGCATTACAAGGATTCACGAAAGCAGTATGTATACTCGCTGATTCTCTTCACACTGTACGTCGAGAACGTGAGCCTCTTCTCTCAGTTTTACACGATCAACTACTTTAATCGCTTTCGCAACATGCTCAAGGACACCTCACAGCAGGTTGCCTACACATCTCGTGAGGAACTCATTCACGCGTTGGCTGGAATGAAGCTCGTCAACACAATTCGTGAAGAGCATCCGGAACTCTTCGATGACGAGCTGATCGAACGCATTCGTTCGGAATGCATCGAAGCCTATAAGGCCGAGGCCAAAATTATTGACTGGTCATTAAACGGTTATCAATCCGAGAATCTGACGGCGGATATTCTCAAAAACTTCATCAAGAATCGTCTAAATGATTCGCTGATTCAGATCGGCATCAAGCCAGTATTTGAAGACATAGATAAAGTGCTATTGGATCAAACTATATGGTTTTCCGAGGATGTCTTAGGAAACACAGCAACAGACTTTTTTAGCAAACGCCCGACAGAGTACTCCAAGAACGACAAGTCATTCAATGAAGAAGATCTTTTCTAGAAAGATCTTTATATAAATACGATTGAAGCCGATCGCGGTAGTGATGTACCCATCGGCACTAAACATGTAAGAATGAAAGGTCTCTATGTTCAGCAATCTTATTTATACTAAGCTAGTTGAGTCTCGCAAACTTCTTAAAGAATCTTGGAATTCAAATTCTGGATTAACCTTATATCGGCATCACATTAAACCCAGACATGCCGGTGGTACAGATGAGGAATATAATTTTACATATCTAACACACGAAGAACATATTATTGCACATTATTTGCTTTGGAGAATTTATAAAATGCCAGGTGATAAACGAGCATATCAAATGATGCGAGGTATACATTCTCCTTTTATCAATCATTCTAAAGAAGTTTGCAAAAAGATATCCGAATCACATAAAGGGGTATCATTGTCTGAAGATCATCGGATTAAAATATCTGAAGGGCAGGTTGGTAGAATTGGTGGGTTTACAGGCAAAACTCATTCAGAAGAAACTCGTAAAAGAATGTCCAAATGGCAAAAGGGCAAATCAAAATCTAAAGAAATGCGGGAAAAACTATCCATCGCAAAAAAAGGAAAACCGGGAAATAGAACAAAGGGAATGAGTGGCAAAACTCATTCAGAAGAAACTCGGAAAAAAATGAAAGAATCATGGATAAGGCGTAAAGCGGAATTGAATACTCATATATAAACTATGGAAGCAAAACCTTATTATTGGCTAAATTCGGATTCACGTCTCTTTCTCGAACGTGGATATCTTGAAAATGGGCAGACTCCGGAATCTCGAATTAAGGAGATCGCCGCGGCGGCCGAGAAGATTCTGAAGTCGGCCGGCTTCGCTGAGCGCTTCGAGAAGTACATGTCGCTTGGCTGGTACTCGCTCTCGTCTCCCATCTGGGCCAACTTTGGCCTCGCACGTGGACTTCCGATCTCTTGCTTTGGTTCGTATATCGACGACACGATGGAGTCGATTTTGGGCAAGACGGCCGAGGTCGGCATGATGACCAAGATGGGTGGTGGAACGTCGGCTTATTTTGGCGCGCTCCGTGAACGTGGTGCGACGATCAAGTCTGGAGGAAAGTCGAACGGTCCGATTCACTTCATGGAACTCTTCGAGACGGTCACGAACGTGGTGTCTCAGTCCAACGTTCGTCGTGGATCATTTGCCGCGTATTTGCCGATCGATCATCCCGACGTTCTCGAGTTCCTTCAGATTCGAGACGCCGGTAATCCGATTCAGCACATCTCTCTGGGTGTCACGATCACGGACAAGTGGATGAAGTCGATGATCGACGGAGACAAGGAGAAGCGAAAAGTATGGGGCAAGGTTATTCAGAAGCGCTTCGAGTCAGGTTATCCATACCTGTTCTTCTCGGATACCGTAAATAAGAACGCTCCAAGAGTGTATAAAGAGAAGAACAAGCGCATTCATGCTTCCAATCTCTGCAGCGAGATAGCCCTCTCATCGTCTCCAGACGAGTCATTCGTATGTAATCTGTCATCGATGAATCTCCTTCATTACGATGAATGGAAGGACACGGACGCGGTTCAGACGCTCGTGATGTTCCTTGACGCGGTCATGACGGAGTTCATCAATAAGACCGAGGGCATTCCGTATATGGAAGCTCCTCGTAAGTTTGCCGTCAATCAGCGCGCGCTCGGCATTGGCGTACTCGGCTGGCACTCATACTTGCAATCCAAGCTGATCGCCTTCGAGAGCATGGAAGCCAAGATGCTCAACGTGGCCATTCACAAGAATATTGAGTTGAAAGCCGAGGAAGCAACCAAGACTTTGGCTCTTTTGTTTGGCGAGCCAGCATTGCTGAAAGGAACCGGACGTCGAAACGTGACTCTGATGGCGATCGCTCCGACCACCTCGTCATCCTTCATTCTCGGTCAGGTCTCTCCGTCCGTTGAGCCGCTCAACTCGAACTACTTCGTCAAGGATCTGGCCAAGGGCAAGTTCACCTATAAGAATCCGTTTCTGGCATGTGTCCTCGAGGGTCATAAGAAGAACGATCGAGAGACTTGGTCGTCGATCCTTACGAAGGGTGGATCCGTACAGCATCTCAAGTTTCTAACGGATCACGAGAAGGAAGTCTTCAAGACCTTTGGAGAGATCTCTCAGAAGGAGATCGTCATTCAGGCCGCCGCGCGGCAGAAGTACATCGATCAGTCTCAGTCGATCAATCTCATGATTCATCCAAAGACTCCGGTCAAGGACGTTAATCAGCTCCTCATCTTTGCGTGGGAGCAGGGAGTGAAGACGTTGTACTATCAACGTGGAACGAATCCGGCTCAAGAACTATCCCGCAATCTGCTCCATTGCGCGAGCTGCGAAGCATAAGTTTATGGCATACATTCACAAGATCCGCTGGCGTTCCTGAAAGAAGGCAAGTTCAACAAGGATTTATTCCCCGACGCGCTGCTTGTGATGGACGATGCCGACGCGCGTCACCAAAACCACGCCGCGGGGCATTTCACACTATCGGATAGAACAGAAAACAATTTAACGTGCCGAAGTGAGGCACGCCGAACTTATGACAACCGAAAATCAAAAACCCCGTTGCCGCACATGTGACGGCAAAGGCACTCGAAAGCGGGATGATCTCGCTGACAGTCCTGCGGACACTAAATCCAAGCATCACACATACACATGAAAACTGACATGTACTGTAATACCTGTCGAGTGGTCTACACGATTCGTGCGACTCCATTCGACGCTCCGGACGATCACACCGACATGGACTTTGATCCGGAAGCTGATCTCTCGGCCGACTATTGCCCATTCTGTGGACAGCTCGCGGAAGAAGACTGATACATAATTCCATGGCACTCAATCCATGGATGTATCAAGGTAAAGCGTTTCAACTCCCCACCGATGCGGATCCCAAGAATATTCAGGGATTCGTGTATAAGATTATCCACGTTCCGACCGGTAAATCCTACATCGGAAAGAAGTTTTTCTGGTCTTCGAAGTCCAAGCAAGTCAAGGGTAAGAGAAAGAAGTTCAAGATTGAGTCTGATTGGAAGGAGTACTGCGGCTCATCGAGCTACCTTCTGGCCGACATTGAGAAGCTTGGTGTCGAGAACTTCTCACGCGAGATCCTTCACGTCTGTGTCATGAAGGCTCACTGCACATACTGGGAAACCTATGAGATCTTCGCTCGTCATTGCCTTCTGAATCCGGATCAATACTATAATCGATGGGTGTCCTCTAGAATTCGTTCCGAGCACCTTAAAACCCTTTGCCTAAAAGCCAATTAGGGCCAGGACGACGAAGACATAAGCGCGTATCTCCTTCAATTGTACGAAACCATTTTAATCCTTGACACGGATTCCATAAAGGTCCTGGCGATTCAAATGCAAATGATATTGCCCCGTTTTGATCATACCATCTTTTTATTCCTTTTTTAGCCAAACTAATCTTTTTACGAACATCTGTTCTACAAGCAATATTTTTTTCACCCGACATTCTTATACTGGATTCTCGACGACGTTTTATGGAATGAACCTGTCTTTTTGCTGCCCTAGAGACAGCCTTACGCCATTCAGGACTACGGATATAAATAAGAGTATTTCGAATTCCCTGTCCACCGGGATGCATATTATAACATTCTTCAGTTAAATATGATGTTCCAATTATCTCACGTTCTTTTCTATAAGCTTCTTCTGCAGTATCAAATTGAAAAAGAGTTTCTCTATAGAAATTATCTTTTCCATATTTTAAGATTGCCCGTTTTAATCCGGTACCAGACCCCAAATAACCATCAAACGTTATTCCTTTGTTTTTGTGAACACCTACGTAGAAATGATTATTGATTCTATTCGTGGTCTTATAGACCAAATAAATATGATTCTGCTGCATAATAGCTTAATTGGTTATTGTAGAGCTGGTGGATATTGACGTATCGCGACCAGCATTTCTATTTATGCAAAATGAATTTCACACCGGATCATCCGGACGAGTTCGTCGTGCCCATCTGAATGGCCTCATCGTAAAATAAGTGTTTACTTCTCCTTCATTCTAAATTAGATTATTCACGCAATGAAAATATTGAATCAAATCGCAAACATAATCGTCGCAACAGGCACGGCTATTCTAGGTTATCATATCAATGTTCAAGCAGAATCATGCTCTCCAGGATTCTGGGCCTGTGTCGACTTCGTCTTTTGGCCGATCGCATGGATCAAATGGCTGATTCTCGAACAGGTCAATCTATCAATCATCAAGACTTCCTTCTCGTTCTTCTTCAACTAAGCATAAATCATATCATGCCAACACACACGTCTGGAAATCCTGCTCCTCAGCAGCCTCGTAAGCCGATCTCGATCATGACTTTGGTTCCATCTGGAGATCAGGTCTACTCACAATTTGCATACTTTCTGGCCATGGCTTCGGCTACACTGGTCGCCAATGGAGTCGGAGTCGCTTCGACCTTTGAGACCTCATCGGTCATCACGATCGCTCGTCGAAATCTGATTGGTCACTTTTTGAAATCGAACTGCGACTATGCTTGGTGGATCGACTCCGACATGTCATTTCCTCCGGATGCCGGCATTCGCCTTCTGAATCGTCAGGTGCCCATCGTCGGTGCCAACTATCGTAAGCGCTACTTTCCAAATCCTCACTTCACGGCCATGAATGGTAAGCCTGGAGCGACCATGGAGTTCATCACGACCGACGACTCTCCGCCGCTCGAGAGAGTGGACTGTTTACCACAAGGAATGATGCTCGTTCATCGTTCCGTGTATGAAAAAGTTCCGGCACCACACTACATCTTCGAGTATTCCGCCGATCATGGAGTGGAGGTTGGTGAGGACTACTACTTCTGTCAGAAGGCACGGCAACATGGTTATGATGTCTGGTGTGATCACGAGCTTTCTCGACAGATTGCTCACATCGGGATATTCAACTACGATTACAATCTTTCACAGGCCAAGCAAGCCGTCAAGGACGGATTCGTTAAAGTGTAATATGAGTTCCGTTAGCATTCTCATATTCCTGTAATTTACCATTCAAACAATAATACATAAGTAATACAAATGAATCCAACTCAACAAAGACCGGCGCTGGTGTTCGAGATGCTCGATCGCGTTAACTCTCAGCCCGATCATCGCTCACGAGTCAAACTCTTGGCATCGTACCGTTGCTTCGAGCTGAACACGATCCTGCAGATCAACTATCGAAATGACATTCGCTTCGACCTTCCTCCTGGTGTTCCTAAGTTTCAACGGGACAACGGAGATCCGAGCATGTCTATGGCTCGTACGATCAACGTGGTTCGAGAATTTGCGGAACTCGACGTTCGTCGAACCGACATAAAGCCTTACCTGAAGTTGAAGAAGTGGATTGCCATGTTGGAATCCATCAATGAGCGTGAGGCCGAAGTGCTCATTCTGGCCAAGGATCATAAGCTTCAGCTCAAATGGTCTAACGTCACTCGACAGGTCGTGCAGGAAGCCCTTTCTGGAATCCTATGAATGAAGTGAAGGTGAATTCTCGCTGGGCTTACAAGCAATCGCCAAAGCGCGAAGTCTACACGGTTTTGTCTTCGGACTACGAGGGTGTCGTTGCCAGTACGGCCGTGAAACTGAATACCACCGAACCGGACTCAAACATCTGGTTCTCGCCACTCGAAGACTTTCTGGAATCATTCACTCCATTGCCTACACTCAAATGAACGACACCGACTTCATTAAGCAGATCAATACCACCGACGTCGAGCGTGCTCCAGCTAAGGGATGGCGCCGGCGTCTCTGGTACTGGTACAACTTCGAGATGCGCTTCGAGATGCGGCGCATCTTTCCTCGATGGATGCGAGAGAGCTATGACTGGACTCGTGACTTTTTCTTTCCTCAAAATCGCTGGGCCACGAAGTGCATTCCGCGTTCATGGTCCGATAAGGTTGAGCTCATTCCTGAGTTCCTCTATGCGGCCATCATTAACTTCGTGGAAGGTGAGAAAGCACTGGAAACCATCGTATGGAGCGAGAGTGGCGAGACCAAGATCAAGGAGATCTATCATTGGGCCAAGTACATTCGTCATGAGATGCGAGAACAAATCTCGAAGGCCTATCCGGAATTGAATCCTCATGACATCTTCAAGTCATACGAGGAGCTGTACGGCGAGGTGAATCGCCTGGAGAGCGAATACGATCGAATCGAGACCGAGCACCTGACCTGGATGATTCAGAATCGCGCGAAACTCTGGACGTGAAATTTTGCGGTTTACTTTTCTTTGCTTCATGGTAATATTACGACCATGAACATATTCGTACTTTCAAACGATCCGATCGAAGCCGCTCATACGCATTGCGACAGGCATGTTGTGAAGATGATCGTCGAGGCCGCTCAGATGCTTTCGACGGCTCATCGAATCCTCGACGGCGCCCTCGTCATGGAACCCAAAACTCTGGAATCCGGCAAGGTGAAGATGGTTAAACGCTGGCGCCTCATCAACTTGACTCTCGATAATCTGCTATACGAAGTCACTCATGCCAATCATCCGTCGAACATCTGGACTCGAGCCACTCGAGCCAACTATAAATGGCATTACGAGCTCTTCTGTGCCCTCTGTGATGAGTACACATTTCGATATGGTAAAATTCACAAGACCGACTCGGAGCTTCGTTCCGTTCTTGGTCAATTTCCAGCGAATCTTCAGGACGGTCCTCTGACTCAGTTTCCACTGGCCATGAAGTCCGAACCTCAATGCATGGATCACAATGATCCGATCGGTTCGTATCGTAAGTTCTATTTCACCAAGGCCAGCAAATTCTCCATGACTTGGAAGAAGCGCGGTGCTCCACACTGGTGGATTCGTGCCGGCTTTGGTCATGGAACATAAATCTTATCATGACATACAATTATCATTGCAAGTCGTGTGATCACGACTTCGAGAAGAATATTCCGATCGCGGATCGAGAGAAACCTACCAAGGAAAAATGCCCGCTCTGTGGCAAGAAGGGTATCATCGATCGTGTCTTTGAGGCGCCGCGTCTCTCATATGATGGTGTCGTTTCGGACATCAAACGTGCCGGTTCCGGCTGGAACGACGTTCTCAAGCGCGCGGCCAAGTATGCCGGCAAGAAGTCTCAGGTAGATCACTACTGATCGTGTGATCTCCAAGCTGTCATACATTCTGCGATCACGTACCTTCGAACATGTTTCGATCGATCTGGGATACGACGACCTTTCGACCATCGAGATTGAAGGCAAGCGTCGCTACGTGATTCCCTCTGGAAAAGCCTATCCTTCCATCACGACCGTCCTTGGTCATGGCAAGAGTCAGTTCCTAGAAAGCTGGAAGAAACGCGTCGGAGCCGCGGAAGCCGAGAGAGTCTCTCGTGTTGCCTGCTCACGTGGAGAATCCCTGCATTCCATCGTCGAGCGCTACATTCGAAACGATGAAGAATTCATCACTTCGGCAGACATGCCAGATGCAATCTCGATGTTCCGTGCAATCGTGCCCAGGATAAATACGAAGGTAGGGCGAGTCTACCTCCAAGAGAGGCCGCTCTATTCGACTCATTTGAGAGTCGCTGGTCGCACGGACCTGATCGCGGAGTTTGATGGTCGGCTCGCTGTCATTGACTTCAAGTCATCGTCACGAGTAAAGACTCGCTCTCAGATCAAGAATTACTTCATGCAGGAATCGGCTTATGCCATCATGTTTGAAGAGAGGACAGGAATTCCCGTGGATCGACTAGTGACGCTCATGGCCGTCGCTGGCCAGAGCGAGCCGCTCGTCTTCGTGGAGAAGCGAGACGACTGGACAGATAGCCTGCACAAAGCGATTCATGCCTATGAAGAAACATACGGTAAGCCCTAAAGCTCTGGATCTGAGTGATCTCCTGGAAAGCAAGTCCTCGAACAAGCCGTCGTTCACGGAACGGAATCAAGGACGAATCCTCGACTTCTACCTTCTCGGAGAGATCGAGGAGACCGAGGAGTATGCCGAATGGTTCGATACTATTCGAAACGCCAGCCCAAACGACGTCATTCGAATCTTCATCAACTCTCCGGGAGGTGATCTCTTCACGGCCATTCAGTTCATGAGAGTTATCAAGGAATCATCTGGAATCATCATCGGATCCGTCGAGGGTGCTTGCATGTCCGCGGCCACGCTGATTTTTCTGGCGTGTGATACCTTTGAGGTGTCCGCACATTCGTCTTTCATGATTCACAACTACTCCGGAGGGGCCTTCGGAAAAGGTGGTGAGATGATGGATCAGTTGACTTTTGAGACCAAGTGGGCCGGAGATTTGTTTAAGGACGTTTACAAGGACTTCTTGAATCCTATGGAGATCGCCTCGATTCTCAAGGGCCAAGACGTATGGTTGTCGGCCGATGATGTCGTGCAGCGCCTGAATGCGCGGCAGGAGCTCCGAAAAGCCTCGGAGGAAGCGGCCAAGAAAGCTGAAAATTAGCCTCCGTGTGCAAGTAGCTGATTTGCAACGAGATATTTTAGCACTTTTTTGTTTACAAATTACGACTTCTGGAGTATTATTATTCCAGAATGAAGAACAACATCAGCAATAATGGAAACACACCAACAAACAACACATACATTATGAAAAAAACTAACACAATCAAAACTGGGGCCGTGAAGGCTCCTGTCATCAATGCCACCGCGCCAGTCAAGAAGACGCCCTCTCGACCGACCGAGAAGATTCAGAATCATATCTCGAGCATGAATGCCGAGAAGACTCTGCACTGGCTGAACAAGACGTCTCGCACGATCGGCAATCATTGGGATAAAACGAAGAGCAAGCGCAAATGCACTCAGGCTTACTGGGACGGTCTGATCACTCGATATGAAGTTCTGAGCAAGCAAGCTCAGACACAGAAGTCCTGGGAGAAGTATTGCCAGTCGATCAACAAACCGATCGATCATACCGGCGTGGCGTTGATCGGTTAATCGATCGAATACAATTCGAGCGTGTGGCGGAATTTGATTCAATGAAGAATCGTTGCTATCGGTTGTGCCGATAGTCAGACGCACCACTTAAATGAGGAAGATTGCAGGTTCAAATCCTGTCGCGCTCATCACTTTCAATAAATAATACCATGTCAACCAGCAAATGCATGTACTGCGATCAGTCGGTCTATGGCTACTCATGTGCCTTCTCGCCCAATCGACGGCATCGGCACTCGGCGGATGCTGACGCATGCATCTGGTGTGGATCCAAGAACTATGGTCGTTCCTGTCAGTTCTCGCCGAATCAGACGCACGAACGTGGGCATGGCAAGAAGTGCATCTGGTGTGGATCGTCGAATAAGGGCAAAACGTGCCCGTTCTCGCCTACACAATGGCACGAATCGTAAATTATATCATGGCCAATAAAAACGCACATAGTTTAGAATGGGAGCAAGCCTATATCGTGTGGATTCGATCTGGATTTGAAATCCCGATGGATGCCGACAATTTTCCAGATCCGAAAGTCTGGAAATGGCATGATGGTCCTCAGAGAGGCGTCAAGGACTATGTCGATGTTGGTGTTTGTGGAAAGCCACTCATTCGGCATTTCTCGCCTTCTACCAATACATGGTATGAATCAAAGAAAGCGCCGTACATTCCAATGAATATCCATATAGAGATGCCGAAACCTCAACGATCGGAACGTTCACATATCACGGAGGATATTGAGACGAATGACTCACACGAAGTGAAGGGTGCGGGATTCTCGTCGATCGAGACTTTTTTTCAATAATTTTATGACGTGCTATAAAGACACTACGTTTTGTACCGGTGCAGGATGTGCCAAATTCAAAAATTGTCCAAACGCTCTGACCGAGCGTGTACTTGCCGAGGCCACGAAGTGGTGGGGAGGACCCGAAGCTCCAATCGCCAGACACACAGATCCGACTCAGCTTTCATGCTATGAGGGACCAAATGTTCGTCAGTTTCTAAAGGGATAAATAATTTTATGCATCACCTCGAAAATGAGACATTGCACACGTACGATCTGATGAATCTGGAAACCGGAGCGATGCTCACTCGTAATCATCGAATGACGAAGAGCGAGGCCGCGGAGAAAAACTATGCTCTTCGTCTCAACTCTTCGAGGCTCAAGTACGTGCCTCAATCGAATTCAGTTGAGCGAGACTGAACGTCGTCCGGCCGACGCGACTCAACCCTAGTGATGGGTAGCCGGTGCCGCCTGAATAGCTCAGTTGATAGAGCGGCTGTTTCGTAAACAGCAGGTCGTTGGTTTAATTCCAACTTCAGGCTCCATTCCATTTTGTTTTTACGCATTACAATCTATTCCTTGACGACATTCGATCATTATCGCCGTGCGTGAGCCATCCTGGACTCACGACACACAACAACCGAAAACCTGAACGAATAAAGTGCAGTGGCCAACCGGGATTGGCTCGACGCATTTGTTAGGCGACGACTATGAACACAATGCTAATAATCCTAATCTGCTCACTGGCTCTAAATGCCTTCTTGTTCCGGTGGGCAATCATCGAGCGCACACTCACCAAGCTCTATAAAAATGACAGAACATGGTGAGTGAACCAATACCACGAAGAAGCCAAACAACATAAAGAATGGTTTGATAAGTGGCTTGATGCGTCCCGCCAAAGCCGCAAGTCGCCTAACTGAAATGTTTAAGAAGGGTCATTATTTATCATGAACATCATCGTACGCACCGGATGCACGGCAGATGCCGTCATCATCGACGGCAAAAACTCCAAGGACTTCACGACCCATGAACTAGACATGCTCGCAGACGAGCTTTTCGAGAAGCTCCGTGAATCGTATGGAAGAGGAGCGATCAATGTCCTGAATCTGATCAATCTCTTCGAATGCGATACCATGGAATCCGACGATGAAGCTTGCGATCGGTGTGGAGATCGCGTCACGACCATCACTTTCAATATATGAGTATGAAATCATATCAGAAGAGAGTCGTCAAGGAGAAGCAAGACTTGGATGCCAAGATCGTGAAGCTTCAGTCATTCCTCAAGGAGAACGAGCAATGGAGCTCCAAGTGTGACGACGCCGAGTGGATTCGCCTGCAGAAGCAAGCGTGGGTGATGAGCCTCTATTCGAGCATCCTTGCCGAACGCATGGAAAAATTTCAATCATGAGTACTCAACCACAACACGGTAAGGGATCCAAGCCTCGTCCATTCTCCGTCAAGCTCGACGAGTTTGCCGACAATTGGAATAAAATCTTCGAGAAGAAGAAAGACAAAAAATCGAAATCTTCCTCTGTCAAGGACTCTCAAAATCCTTCCTCGAATAAATAATTTCAGAGCGATCGACGCAACGAGCCTTAAGACTCCAGAGTAGGCCCTGATCGGCCGAGCAATTCGATCGTTCATACTTTCAAGACAAGCCTTCATTTTTCTCAGAGCATGAAGGCTTCTTTCTTTTTCAAAGCCTCTGGGTTTCTTTCTTTCACTTTTTTACGATAATCCGCTGTCTGGCCGTATACATAAATCTGTCTTCTTCTCAGCCGTCCACTGTTCATTCGGAATTCAAATCGATTCAATGCGGATCGAAATCAAGGTCAAATTGAAGGATTACACATTACCTTGACTAAAGAGAGATCTGCTCACATCCGGCCATCCGGTGCAAGTAGCTGATTTGCAACGAGATATTCTTTCACTTTCCTATGTACAAGTCAAGGCTTCATGGTAGAATGGTATCAGAATGAAGACATACACTATCTACACTATCACTAAAAAAGATCTGGATTCGCGGAATCATTACACCGATTCAAGTAACTTCGACGGGCACTTCGACGGGCATCTCATCATCGAAAAAGACTTAGGAATGGTGTATTTTTCTGGATCGCTCATCGTCACTGGATACATTCAAGCTAAAAGTGGCTCGGGCATCACGGCTGGCGAGGGCATCAATGCTGGCTGGTACATCAATGCTGACAAGGGCATCGAGGCTGACAAGGGCATCAAGGCTGGCTGGGACATCGAGGCTGGTGAGGGCATCGAGGCTGGTGAGGGCATCGAGGCTGGCGCGGACATCAAGGCTGGCACGGGCATCAAGGCTGGCACGGGCATCAAGGCTGGCTATGCCATCAAGGCTGGCGCGGGCATCAAGGCTGGCTGTGGCATCAAGGCTGGCACGGACATCATGGCTGGCGAGGGCATCAACGCTCGCTGGAGCATCGAGGCTGGCTCGGACATCATGGCTGGCACGGGCATCAAGGCTGGCTGTGGCATCAATGCTGGCTGTGGCATCAATGCTGGTGAGGGCATCAAGGCTGGTCGTGACTACAAGATCTTTGCTGGAACTTCTCCCTACATGAAAAATGCACATGATGTCATCACGTGTAAGGAAATTGTGACAGGCACGATGGCTCATGGAAAGGTGAACATCATCAAAAAGAATCCCGAGCAATCTTCCACGTGGAAGATTGTTCGAGCAATCTTCCACCTGTGAGGGCCGTATCGTTGAGATTGATGGCAAAAAATACAAATTGACTCTTGTCTAATTGCAAAGTGAAAAAGATTTTTCCAATTCTATATTCTCGAGCCTCGACCGGCATGATTCGTCACTGGACCATCGAAGTCGATGGAGCCAAGTATCGCACGATCTACGGTCAGGAAGGCGGTAAAACAACCACGACCGAATGGTATCCTTCACTGGCCACTAATGTTGGCCGTGCCAATGAGCGTTCCGCGGAAGATCAGGCTCTCTTTGAAGCCGAGGCACAATGGAAGAAGAATCAAGAGATTGGATATTGGCAAAATGTAAAGGACATTGATAAGTCCTTGCGTCATATCGAAGTCATGCTTGCCAAAAAATATCGTGATCGTAAAAAGTCTATTGACTTCACTCAAGGTTCATGGGGAGTTCAGATCAAATTCAATGGTAATCGCTGTGCGGCCACAAATCGTGGATTCTTGACACGTGGAGGTAAGCTCTATGCGTCGATTCCTCATATTGTTCAGGCACTAGAAGGATTCTTTGAAGCGTGGCCCGATGCGGTTCTGGATGGAGAGCTTTTCAATTACGAGCTACGCCAGCGCCTGAATGACTTAACCTCGATCATTCGTAAATCCAAGCCATCGACCTCGGATCTAAATGAGTCCAAGAGTCTGGTTCGATTCTACATCTATGATGGATATGGCTTTGCCGGAATGACGGAAGACACTCCTTATGCGACTCGCAAGGCTTGGATTGACAAAAACATCATTGCCAAATTTGATTTTTGTGAGAAAGTTCATACCATGCTCGTTGATTCCGAAAAAAAGATGCTTGCGATCTATGAAGAGGCTCTGAATGATAATCAGGAGGGTGTCATTCTTCGAGACATGAATTCGGCTTACGAACATAAGCGCTCGAACAGTCTTCTGAAGGTAAAGCCCGAGGACGATGATGAGTGTGTCATTCAGGCTATCGTCGAGGGCAAGGGAGAGCGGCATGGTACGGCTCAGAATGCGGTGGTTCGATGGAAAGGTAAGGAATTCGAGGCCGTGTTTATGGGTTCTCATGAAGATCGCGCGCGCGTTCTGGCACAACAACAAAAGATGATCGGTCGTAAAGTGACATTCCTTTTCATGGGACTGACTGGTCTGGGTGTTCCAAACTATGCTCGCATTGATCCCAACAATTGCCTGAAGGGTGATCGTTAAATTTATATGAAACTTAAAAGAAAGAAGAAAAGCATCGCGGCTCAGGCTATGGATGCACTACGAAAACCTGTACCTCCTCCTGGCCATGCACACGAGACGGTCAAGGATTATCGTCGGCGCCCCAAATACGGCAAACATCATGATCTAGAAGACTATGGCAATTAGAGCTCCAATTCATCGCGGTAAGCCTGAGATCAATTTGAATGGACCAGAAGGGAATGCCTTTGTTCTACTTGGATATGCTCAAAGGTTAGGTAAGCAGCTTGGCTTCACTCCAGATCAACTCAATCAAGTACATGAGGAAATGATTTCCTCGGACTATGAACATCTGATCAAAACTTTCGATGCTCGCTTTGGTGACTACATCGATCTGGTTCGTGTTACTAACTTTCAAAAATGAACATTACAGCATTCAACAATACGGATTTGGAACGAGCGGCTCTGATCGAGTCTTTACGTGGTCGTCATTCGACGACCGTTGTCTTTCGAAAGGCCGATGGCACTCTTCGTACGATGAACTGCACACTGAAGGATGGAAGCTATCCGGCTCTCAAACAGAAGGATCTGATGGAGCAGGTTCAGCCTCGTAATTCGAACGTGATCTGCGTGTATGATCTCGACAAGCAGGCATGGCGTTCGTTCCGTCTGGATTCCGTCAAGGAGATTTCAGTATGAATGAGACAGAGATCAATGAATATGAACATCGTGCCATAGAGGCTGCATTACTAAACTATGGCAAAAAA